GGTACAGTTGTGTCTATTGGAGATGCAGGGGGAGTTGTAGTTAATGGAAGTGGTGTAGCAACCATAGCTAATGGTACTGTAGGTAATTCTACTGTTACTGTTAATGGTTTCCCATCATCTCTATATAGTAAGACTTTAGCAGCGGGTGTTGGTCTGCAGGTACAAACAACGAGCACACTAAACACATATACATATCATAAACTATTAGCAAAAGAAGCTGACGTAGAACAGCTTAGTGGTGATATAAATGACTTTAATGAAAGATATCGTATAGCTTCTTCAGCTCCATCTTCAAATAATGATGAAGGTGACTTGTGGTATGATACCTCAGCTGATAAGATGAAGGTATATGATGGATCTGCATGGGGTGATGTAGCCTCTACAGGATCTTTCTATATTGTAACTTTATCTAGTTATAGTGGTACAGGTGGTAATAGTGCATCATTCAATGGATCAGCTTATAGATTCGTATTATCTAATACTCCTACAACTGCACAGCAACTCATTGTTTCAATCAATGGAGTCATTCAGAAACCTAACTCTGGAAGTTCCCAACCAAGCGAGGGATTTGCTGTTGATGGTAGCTCTATTCTTTTCAGTAACGCTCCTGCTTCTGGCAGCGATTCTTTCATCATCCTCATCGGAGCCTCAGTAAGTGTTGGTACACCAAGTAATAACACAGTTACTGAAGCTATACTACAGTCTAATGTAGTTAGTGAAGAGAAGTTAAAGATTAGCAATACTGGTACAAATGGACAATACTTACAGAAACAATCTGGTAACTCAGGTGGATTAACCTGGGAAACTGTAGTTGCAACACCCACTACAACTCGTGGAGATATCATCTACAGAGCTGCTAGTGCTGATGCACGTCTAGCTAAAGGTACAGCAGGTCAGTATCTAAAGCAGGGTGCTAATGATCCTGAATGGGCTGACGTTGTAGGTGCTGTAGCTGATGGATGTATATTCGAGAATGATCAAACAATATCTAATAACTATACAATAGCTTCTGGTAAAGGAGCGCACAGTGTTGGACCTATAACGGTCAATGCCACTGTAACTGTAAACGGAAACTGGGTAGTTAGCTAATGGGAAGTATTAATTTAGGTTCTAACGGAACCATAACAAACTTGGCCGTTGGTGGACTACCAGACGGCACAGTAGATAACGATACACTAGCAAATAATGCTAGTGATTCAGCAGAAATAGCGGCTGGTGCTGTAGATTTAGCTCACTTATCAGCTACAGGCACAGCAAGTTCAAGCACCTTCTTACGTGGAGATAATGCTTGGGCAGAACCAGCTGGAGGAGGTGGAGCTGATGATTTAGCTTTTACTGCCACAGGGAAAGGAATTACTTGGACTGCAAATAGCTCAACTGGATATATCAAAGCTAATACAGCTTCAGGCCACGACATGGAATTTAATGTCGGCGGTAACTTAAACCAGTATCAATTTAAATTCGGTGGCACCGAAAAGATGCGGTGGCATAGTAACTCAACATTAGCTTGGGGTTCCTCACCATCTACAGGCGCTTCTAATGGCTACAACACAAATCAAGGTGTTTGGTTATATGGAGCAGCAGTAGGATCAGACGATATAGTTATAGGTACTGTAGCTGTATCAGCAGATGGAGCAGCTTTAATTTTAAATAGATCGGATACTGCAAATGGTACTTTACAAATATTCCGTAAAGGAGGATCTACAAAGGGAACGATAAGTATAGATAGTGTTTCGACTGCTTATAACACCTCGTCTGATTATAGATTGAAGCAAGATGAAGTAGCAATATCTGATGGAATTACAAGATTAAAACAACTTAAACCTTATAGATTTAAATGGAAAGCTGATACAAGTAAATTTGTTGATGGTTTCTTTGCTCATGAAGTAACACCTACTGTACCAGAGGCTATCTTTGGTGAAAAAGATGCAATGAAGGGTGAAACCTTCTATGAAGAAGGAGATACATTACCTAGTGGTAAAAAGGTAGGGGATGTAAAAACATACTCATCTAGCGAAATAGATCCACAACAAATAGATCAAGCTAAATTAGTACCTTTATTAACAGCAGCTTTGCAAGAAGCAATTACTAAAATAGAGACATTGGAAACTAAAGTAGCAGCACTGGAGGCAGGTTAATGGCAGAATTAAAAATCAAAGCGGACTCAGGCGGTGGAACCGTTTCACTAAAAGGTCCAGCTACAACAACAAGTAATGCTGCCGTTCAGCTCACTCTTCCAGTGGATGATGGGACAGCTAATCAATATTTAAAAACAGATGGCTCAGGCGCTTTGTCTTGGGCTACTGTTGATACATCTATAGCAGATGACTCAATAGCAGAGGTTAAATTAGATGTCAGTAATGCACCTACAGACGGTCATTTTCTTCGATATAAAGATAGTTCTGATAAACTAACCTGGACAGCTGCTGCGATACCTTCGACATATGCTAGAACTGCTGCTCAATTAAACGGAACTAATGGAATTACAGTAACTGGGCTAGATGGAAGCGCACTTAAAGGGCTTTGGTTTGTTGGATCAGCAATGTCTAATGACTCTAGTTCAGGTAATAATTCTTTTTATGCTCAAATAGGTGACTCAGGTGGATTAGAAACATCTGGTTATACATTTACAAAGGCTACTGTAGGTAACTCTACAGGGTACAATGTTGGTACATCTGCATGGGTACTCGGTGCTGGATCTGGAGGTAGTGGAGACGAAGACTGTTTCACATTCTACATGGCTCCTACTCTTGCTGATGGAACAGCATGGACATGTGAATGGCATCACGGTCAAATGCAAGGAGGTAATGGAGGAAACTGGATGTCTGTAGGTATTGGAACTAAAGTTTTATCTGCTGAATTAGATAGAGTCTCATTCTTCTGGAGCAACAGTCATGACTTTGATTCTGGATATGGTCAAGTATTCTGGTTAATTTAATTATGACAAAACAAGTAATATATAACGCCAAGACAGGCGAAACAACAACAGTGGATCTAACCACTGAAGAAGTTAATTCAAGAAAGAGTACTTCAGCTGAAGATTTAGCTAATTTCAGGCGACTGAGAGACCTTAAATTATCAGAAACTGATTGGTGGGCTGTATCTGATAGAACTATGTCAGACGCTCAAAAAAAATACAGGCAGGATTTAAGAGATCTACCTGCTAACACTGCAGATCCTAAAAGTCCTACATGGCCAAGTAAACCATAATGGCAAAAGTAATAACAACTGAATTACAACACTCAGGTGCTTCTGGAGCTAATATAACTCTGGATAGTTCGAAGAATGTAACTTGTGAGAATAACTTACAAGTAGATGGTAATGTCACCGTAACTGGTACATTACCTGCTGCTAAATTAACAGGTGCTTTACCTGCAATTAGTGGTGCTAGTTTAACTGGTATAAGTACTCAAGACACTCTTTCATATAGAAACCGTATAATTAACGGTGCAATGGAAGTGAATCAGAGAAATAAGACAACTTCTGTAACAGGTGGAGTTGATGCATATTATCTAGATAGATTTAAAGCTACTTGTGGCGGAGGTGGTGGTTTCTCTGTTACTCAAGAAACTGATGCTCCTGCAGGTTTAGTAAAAAGTTTAAAAGTAGCAGTTACATCTGCTGATTCAGATATACAAGCTTCTGATTGGGCACGAGTCTATACAAAATTAGAAGGTTATACTACCGCTGATTTTGGTTGGGGTGCTGCTGGTGCAAAAACAGTTACACTTAGTTTCTGGGTTAAAAGCTCACTAACAGGTAACTTTGCACTCGCTATAGGTAATGATGGGCAAAGTGGTTATCAAAGCTATCAAACTCAGTATGCAATAAGTGCAGCAAATACTTGGGAAAAGAAAACTATAACTATTGCTGGTCCTACATCTGGAAACTTTGCAAAAGATCATAATAAAGGTATAGCTATTTTCTGGGGATTGAAAGGTGGAAGCCAATATAATGCTACACAAAATCAATGGAATACAACAGATACATGGTTCCCTTCTGGATCTACTCAAGTAGTAGCAACTAATGGAGCTACTTGGTTTATAACAGGTGTACAACTTGAACTAGGATCTACAGCAACCGATTTTGAATATAAAGGTTATCCTAATGAATTAGCTGCCTGTCAAAGATACTTCCAAGTTTGGCGTGATGTTGTTGGTCTAATCATGAGAGTGCATTCCTCAACACAATGCGTAACTCATATGCGGCTTCACAGCCCAATGAGAAATGATGCACCAACATATGCTATTGGAGACTCTGATCAAAACTTCGACCTTTTATATGCTGGAGGGCTTCTTGGTAGTCAAAACAGTTCTGGCTGGGCTTTCACTGCAGGCGGTCCACGATTCGGCGGTTTTGAGTTAATGATGACAAGAGGTTCAGGAACTTTCAGTACTTTAGATACAGTAATTCACGCTAATATACAATTTGAATACCCTAGTAATAGTTTAGCAGGTATTCATCACTATTTTGCATCTGCAGAGTCGGAGCTTTAATTATGACATTTACAAATTATAAATTCCATAAAGATTCAGCAGGGAAACAATGTGGTCTGCATCCTTATGTTGATGGTAAACTAACAAAAAAAATTATTATACCTCTTACTGATGGTAACATCGATTATGATGCATACAAGGAATGGGTAGCAGAAGGTAACACAGCGGAGGCAGCAGATTAATGGCACTAACAAAAGTAACTGATGCAGGATTAAGTACGCCTGCATCTGATTTACAAGATAACGAGAAGATTGTATTAGGTACTGGAAATGATCTCCAGATCTACCATGATGGATCTAATTCACATATAAAAGATTCAACTGATTATCTATTTATATATGGTAATAATGGTTTAGTACTAAAGACTAATGCTGCTGGTACTGCTGAAAATGCAATACGTTGTATAAATAATGGTTCAGTAGAACTCTATTACGATAATGCGAAGAAGTTTGAGACAGTAACTGGTGGTGCAACTATTACTGGAGTTTGTACTGCAACCTCATTTGCAGGTGATGGTTCATCTCTAACAGGATTACAAGCAGGTGCTACTGGAGGTAACTCTGGAGCTAATGCTGTATTCTGGGAAAATGAACAGACAGTAACTCACGATTATACTATAAGTAACAATAAAAATGCAGGAACATGGGGTCCTGTAACGATCAACTCTGGAGTCACGGTAACGATTGGCGATGGAGAGTACTGGACAATTATGTAATTATGCCAATAGCAATTAATGGGTCCGGTACTATTACAGGACTCTCAGCGGGAGGATTACCCGCTAATTCAATAACGTCAGCAAGTATCGCTGACAATGCAATAACAAGTGGAAAACTTGCAACAGGTGTTGGAGGGAAAATCCTTCAAGTAGTAGAAGCTACACATTCTACAGAAGTATCTAGCACTAGTAAAACAATGGCTGATACTGGTTTAACCGCATCTATTACACCTGCTAGTGGTAGTAAAGTGCTTATTTATGTTAGCCAATCTTTTAGACAATATAGAGATAGAGGTAGTACAAATAATATGGGTTTTGGTATGAACCTTTTAAGAGGTTCAACTATTATTATGGCATCTAAAAGAAACGATAATAATGAATTTAATGACCATTATTTAAGTAATACTAGTGTAAATAATGTCGTATTACGTCATTCAATGAATTTCTTAGACGATTCCCCTGGTGGAAATGGTTCAACTGCAATTACATATAAAACACAATTTGCTTGTACAACTACAGATGATTCAGGTCAAGTTTGGGCACAACCTTCTTGGGAATCTCAGAATCAACAACCTACATCATCCATGATATTAATGGAGGTAGCAGCATGACATTAAAATTAAACGGAAGCTCCTCTGGTTACACAGCAATCGATGCACCAGCAGCAGCTGGAAGTAATACACTTACACTCCCAGCAGATAACGGGAGCAATGGAGAATTTTTAAAAACAAATGGTTCAGGAGTTTTAGATTGGGCAACAGCTGGAGGAGGTAAACTTCTTGGCTGGGCATTTGGTGATATTGCATCAACTACTGCAAGTGCTCCATCTGCAAGTAAAATTACATTATTTACTCAAGCTTATACACCAACAGATGCTAATAGCACTATTCTAATCCTTACTTGGGTCAATATAGACGCAAGAACAGCTAGTTATTCTGATCGAATAAGAATTCAAGGAGACAGAGATGGTACTAATCAACAAGCTCGTTGGTTAATATATGGTAATTATGGTAATAGTAGTGGTGCTATTTACAATCTTTCTTATACTTATAAACCAACTGGTTGGACAGCAGGTTCCTCATCTACATTTAAAGTACTGGTACATTCAGAAGGATCTAGTGGATCTCCATCGGATCAATATAATACAAGATTACATGAGAATGGTAACTATCTATTAGTGGAGTTAGGAGCATGAGTACATTAAAAACAGGAGCCCTTAGAGGGACATCAGGTACAGCAGATAGCGTACAACTTCATGCTTCCGATCAATCAGTAACTTTCCCAGGTGCGGTAACAATTACTGGAGCTTTAACTTCTAGTACTACATCGTTAGGACCAAGTTATGCAACAGGTACATGGACACCTGCTTATAGTACAGCATCTGGTAGTGTAGGAACATATAGCCAGCAGTCTGGGCGTTACACAAAAATTGGTAAATTAGTATTCGTTACTTTTGAAATATCAGCAGAAGATGGTGATGCTGATGGAGCAACAAAGATAACAGGATTACCTTTTACTTCTGTAAATGCTTTTGATCAATGGGTTGGTAGATATTTCCTTTATACACCAGGAGCTCAATCAGGGCAAGGTCATTCTGGTAATGTTATGAATACAATAGCTAGAGTAACTTCAAATAGTACTGAACTAAGATTGCACGTTATTGATGCAGTTAATGAAGACCAAGCTGCTAGAGATTTTGATTTCGGTGTATGTAGTAATAGTTTTTACGTTAGAGTTAAACACAGTTTCTGCTACGAAGCAGCTAGCTAATGTCTATCAATCTCCCTACACCTAACCTACCCAAGGCGCTAGACATCCCTCAGATGTACCTGAGACAGCCTACAGCGGACGTTCCGGCCTTCCGGCCTATGGTGATCCCTCCAGCTGATTTAGAGCGCCCTGAAGAGACACAGGCGGAGGAGAGTGAAAAGACAGAACAACCAGAACCACCAAAGCTTAAGATACCGGTCATCGACATACAGATGCCTCTACCTGAAACTGCGGTGGTTGTGACTGCTGTGACTACAGCTGTAATAGCAGTAACCACTACAACCATAACTCAGTCTTTATTTGAACCTATTAAAAAGAAAGTTCAGAAACAACTACAATCCAAAGTTGATGCATGGAAGAAAAAAAGGAAGGAAAAGGGCTCCTCGGCAAACTTAAAGACGCCGCAGAAGACCAAGAACACCAAATCCAAATCCTCGGAACATTCGTCAGATTAGGCGTTGTTGTTTGGTCCGGATTTATTATAACAATGAATTACGTAGAAATACCTATGATTAAGAAATCTGGTAACTCAGATATCACGTTCGTGGCTAGTGTGTTTACGGGTGCCCTCGCGACATTTGGCTTGACCACTGGTAATTCTAATAAAGACAAAGGACCAGTAAATTGTCCTATGGTAAAGAAGAAAGAGAATGAATGATTTCATACAAGTAATGGTATGGAGCTATGTCTACGGATTTGCTATAGTATTACTCTTTAAATTTATTCAAGACACTACGGAAGAAGAATGAAGAAATGGCTTTTAACGCTGTTACTGCTCTCGCCAACCGCGGTGAAAGCCGAGTTAGTCACGCCCCAGTTCACCCAAGGCTCGATGAACTCAACCACCACAACGACCCAGGAGATCGTGGAGGATATAACTATCACGACTTATGGGTCCGCACTAAACAAATGGTCTGGGGACAACATAACCCATACCTCAACATCGTCAGGAGGGATAGCGGATTCAGATTCGATATTCAACATG